TACTGAATGTTCCAACCTCTACTGATGCGATACCAGCAATACCTACGGTTCCCCCACGACGAGCGTTGACCTGTGTTGATGCACCAAGTATCTCAACCCAAGCAGACGTAGCAGTGTCATAGACAGCACAACGAAGGTTGATGAACTCACCATAGACAGGACTCTCAACTATCATTAGACTCGCACACCTCCAGTACGCTGGTAGTCCTGAATAGACTTGACTACGACACGACCAACTTCAGGGGATGGTGTGAGTGCATTGACATTTACGGTAATGGTTGCAGGACCGAAGTTCCCAGAAGGGAATGTGGGAGTGGATGGTGTGTTGGTTCCAGGGAGTCTACCAGGACCTGTCTGAGGCGTAGTGAACTGGTTATTAGCACCGAAGAGTGCAGCGATGTAGTCAACAATGGCTGTACCAAGTTGGCGGAAGATGTTAAAGAACACCTCTATCCAGTTGATACCGAAGAACAGGTCAATAATGTTTCCAACGACATCGCCAAAGAACTTACCAACAATGTTTCCGAACTCTCCAAGTAGTGTTCCAAGGTCTTTTAGACCCTTAAGGAACTCTTCAGGAAGATACTTGGCGATACCTTCACCAATACCAACTAGAAGACCAGCGATAGATGCGAGGGGAATAACGAGTCTACTGGCGAATGTACCAATAGCACCAAAGACAAGAAGTATCTTCTGACCGAAGTTGTCAAACAGTTTAAACTTAGATAGGACATTGCCCATCTTAGTGTTGGTTCCATCCAACTCGTCGTTAAAGCCCTGAAGGTTTAACGTACCGTTCTTCCACTGCTTGTTGACATCATCTAGTTCTTCCTCAAGAGAACCACCAAGGAATAGTTGCTCACCAAACTGGTTGTTGAGTATTTCCATCTCGTGACGGAAGTCACCAGTAGAGATGATACCATCGTCGTATGCTTTGCGAAGGTCATCCATAGACCTTCCGATACGACCCTGTTCAGTGTCTACATTCTTAAGTTTGCCACGAAGGTCTGAGACTATCTCGTTGTAGATACCAAGTTTCTTAGCAGCAAGTGCTGTATCCTCAGCCTGTGTCTTGAGAGTCTTTCGTGCGTTAAAGAACTGGAAGAGAGAGAACAGGGGGGCTACAGAGGCTGTCAGGACGGAAATGCTGGTAGAAAGGATGACGAAAGTCTTAGCAACGTCCACAAGAGTAACGTCAGCATCGTTCATAGCCTTGAGAAGGTCTGAGAACTGCTTGACTAGTGCTTTGAGGTCTCCAGACTTTACGAGGTCTGTGAATGCCTGTGCGAGGTTATCTGCGAATGCTGTAAACTCGTCAGAACCAGCAAGGTCGTCAAGAGCATTGGAAAGTTCGTTGATAGCGGGAGTAAGTTTAGTGAGGATACGCTTACCGAATGTCTCCTGAAGACGCTCAAAGGCAAGAGAGAGTTCAGCAGAAGCAGTCTTACCAGCCTTGGCGTTACCACCAAACTCTGCTGTAACCTCTTTGAGAATGATAGCCTGAGCCTTAGCAAGTTTGTTCTGCTCAACGTAGTTCTTTATCTGCTCACGCTGTTGTGCTGTGAACGATACACCAGACTTGGTAAGTGCTGTAATACCCTTGATAGGGTCATTGAGAGCCTTACCCAACTGGATAGCCGCAGAGGTTGCATCGGTTTCGAGAACCGCAGCCATATCCAGAGAGAGAACAGTCAACTTCTCAAACAGTCCACCAGTCTCGTCAGCAGTCTTACCTACATTCTTAAACGTGAGGAGCAGTGTCTGTACCTGCTTGATGAGTTCCCCATCAATAGCAAGTGCTTTTTCCTGCTTATCAGCGAAGTCTGCAAGTTGACCTACAACATACTTAGTCTGGTCTCCGAAGAGTCCCATAGATGTTGCCGTGTTGAGCAACTTACGGTCAATAGCCTCTGCTTCTTCAGCAGCCTTGACTGCCGATACCGTGAAACGTCCTACTGCGTATGTGATGCTAGTAAACGCAAGAACACCGATACGGTTGATGTTCTGAAGACCCTTTTGGAAACGAAGGAGAGCAGTGTCAGTCCCACGCATTGCGGAGTTAAACCTAGCGGTATCTGCTAGTACACTAACGATAACTGTTTGTCCAGCCATCTCATCACCTTCTTCCTAAGTTAGACCCAACTCCCCCCGATAAGCGAGGTACGAGGGGAGTGGGAGTTTGTTAGCCCATTTGGGCTTTTACCTTTTTCTCGTGAGCCTGAACTATCTGTTCTCGCTGTAATAGCGTCAGGTTCCAATATTCTGATGGAGAGAGACCGACATTCACAACAAACGCTGCTAAGTCTTTAGCCCTCTCCAGCCTTATTTTCCCAGTTCTTCGTCTTCGTCGCCAATACCGATGAGGGAAGAAACTTCTTCCATCGTGAGTTGTTCGGCTTCGAACTTAGTGTACTTGGGGTTGCTACGCTTGTTAATAACGTATGCAAGAGCGACCATCAACTTGCCCTTAGGCTTGTCAGGGTCTCCGAGTGCTGCGATGGGTAGACCAGCCATTTCTTCGACTGTGGCTACCTCACCAATAGTAAGTTTTGTGATATCCATTACGATACCTCGCTTTCGTTAGATAAGGTTATTTTTGCGGAGAATGTCAGTGATGCCATTATCCAGTTCGGTGAATACGTCCCCACGCTCCTGCTCAAGTGCTGAGAGAAGGAATGGTTGTGCTTGTTGGTTCTTAGCAGGGTATCCATAGTGGACAACACCTGCATAAGGTGCTCGTGCTCCACCAGCACGAACTACTGCTTTGGTCTTACCTCGTCCAGCACGAATGGTGGACTGTAGGCGACCTGTGAGAACTGGAGGAAGGCTGGCACGGACAACAAGCATACCGATGTCATACATCAACTGCTTCATATCAGTGCTATCAGCACCAGCCTTCTCCAAGGCTCTGGCTGTACGAGCAAGACCTTGAGTACGAACAGAGACTCCTCTGTATCGTTCTACAACATCCTGTGTTTTAGCCATAGTTGTTTACCTCTTAGGCGGTGTGCTCAGGGTCACGAGTGGGTTCTTCTTGACAGTCCATACGGAAGTCAAAAGTGAACTCGTTCGTAGTCCCAGCCTCTCCACCAACGAAGGGCTTAGCAGGAACCTTGACGGTTCCAGTGTAGTGAGGCTCGTCTGCCGATGCGGTAGGGTTGCCGTGAGGAGCGTAAACGTAGGCAACGATGTCGCCAGTGTGCTCCCAGAGGTAGTCCCAGAAGGAACCCTCTTCGGTGCTCTGAATAGCAGAGCCAGTGAGGTAGAACTGTCGTGCTCCACCGAGACTTGCGTCTTCGAATGTGGTAACTCCAGCAGCAGCCTCTTCGTTTTCGAGAGTTACAGCAGTGATGTCAGCCCAGTAGTTGGTTGTACCAATAGTGAGTTGGAGTGCTGCTCCCTTAATGCGAGTGCTTGACATTGGTATGTCTCCTTAGTTAGTTAGAATGAAACTACCGTTGAGCAAGTGATGCTCACCGATAGGTATTGCGTACCGTTGGCTTCTAGGGCATAGGGACTTGAGACTCCAAGTACTCCATACCCTGCGTTGACAAGATACACAACTACGTCTTCGATGCTCTGGTCTAACTCCGCTGTTACGCTGTCATTTGCCTTTGTGGGCATCGTCAGTTCGAGACTGAAGTTGACACGGTACTTACCAAACGTAATATCGTCCTCAATGTAAGGGCTAGATGCGTTGATAGTAATGCAGGGGGGTGTGGGACGAGCAGCGATGTAAGGATAGACGGTGCATACATCACTAAGTAACGCTACGAGAGCGTTCTTAGCATCAGTAATAGCAGCCACTTATCCCAACCCACTTCCACAGTAAGGACGTAGTAAAGGATAGACACCCTGAAGGGGGTCTCTTGCAACCCTGATGGCAGAACCATCAAAGGAAGCAAACTGTGAGACCCCCATCGGGGCGGAACGTCGGTGGAACAACTCAGAACCTGCTTCGATGTAACAGCGTGTTCGGACCGCAGTTGGCACATCGTGAGTACCAATGAAGGTATCCACGTGTGCTACTGCTTCGTCCCAGCACTGTTCCACATAGGTGTTATCGGTATCCGATGCACCCACGAAGGACTTGAGAAGTTCGTAAGACATTAGTCGAACTCGACTCCGACAACCGCAGTGGGGATGGTGCTTGCAACTGCACTGTAAAGGTAGACAGAGAAGTCACGGCTGAGGTTTACGATGTTGTCGTTCTGGAGACGTACTGCTCCCGAAGTGAACTCGGTGATGGCTCCGCTGTTGTAGAATGCAGCGACACCAGTATCGAGACCAGCGTCCATTACAACAGGGACGTTTGCAACGGAACCACGGAGGCTACGGACATTGAGTTGACCAATGTTGTTGACTCCAGCACCTTCGACGAGGAAGACAGGGCGACCATCGGAAGCCTCAAGAGCCATAAGCGTCTTAAAGACATCCTTGGACACGATGAGTCCGTCGAGAGTGAGACCCTGAGCGTCGTACTTAGCCGATGCATCGATGATAGCGTCAAGCCAGTCACCGTAAACTGCACCAGTTGCAGGAATGACGACCTTGTTGCCAGCAGTAACCTGAGCAGCAACGAGAGTCTCGAAGTGGTTGCGGAAGACTGTGTTAAGAGCCTTACCAGTTGCAACAGCCATCGCACGGAGGCTGTGGTCAACCATATTGACCGATGCTCGTTCTACTTCCTGACGAGACAGAGTGGTGTAACCACCATAAGTCTTGACAGGAGCGGTACGGCTCTTGACAGAGACGAGACCGAACGAGAGGTCGTCACCTTCAGCAGTCTGAATGGCAACGTCAATATCGTTGGTGTCGAGTTCAGCGAACTCAATGTTGTTTCCTTCGGAAGGAAGGGTTCCACGAGAGAAGAGTGAACGGAGTACAGCAGCCTCATCAACGATGCGAGTGAGGTCTCCGACCCAGCCATCAATGACGACTGCATCTGCGGTGGTTCCTCCAGCGTATACACGCTCAAGGGTGTTATCTTCACCAGTCACGTAGGACTTGAGAAGAGCACCTGCCGAACGAGTCTCGATGTGAGCCTCTTCTGCGATAGGTGCGGTGGTGAGAACTTCGAACTTACGTTCGAGAGTCTCTACGGCGTTGCGGACCTCATCAAGGTCCAACGCCTCATTTGATACGGTGTTTTCTGACACGGTATTCTCCTTAGGGTTATTTACTTGGTCTGTTTGGACCTGTGATGTTTCCGACTCCGAACGAACAGAAATGACTTCTGCTCCTGCGTAGGCGGGCTGTGACACTAGGGATACTTCGACGAGGCGTACTTTTGTACGTTCGACGACATTACCTGGTGCTACACGGTGTTCTACAGGCATAAAGCCGATAGAAAACTTACGGATGGTTCCGTCTTTGACGAGAGAGTAAACGTCGTTACCCTTGCTCGTCTCTGAGAGGTATGCTTTGATGGCATAGCCTTCAGGGGTGCTACGTCCTTCGATGACTTTTCCGATGGGGAGGTCTTTTTCGTGGTTGTAGTAAAGGTGGACATCTCCATCCCAAGACTCAACTGAGTCAGGGGCGAAGCGTTCTAGAAGTCCATTCTCTACTGCTCCACGAGAGTTTTCACCCCAAGGGATAGCAATACCCTCTACCGTGCGAGTTTCCTCGTTGATAGAGCGAATGATAAGGTCATCAAGGACGATGTTGGTGTCAAGTTCGTTAGACATTCATATCTCCTTCATTAATGACGGTATCTCCACTGTCGGAAGGCTGGTCGATGACCTGTCCCTGACTGAGTGGAGGCATATCTTCCTTCTCACGTACCTCGTCTACGAGCATCCAGCCAGCCTCAATAGCCAACTTGTAAGACTCGTAGCGAGACTTGGTATCTGGGCGAAGGATGGCTTCGATGTTAAACTGAGCCTTCTGACGACCAGGGAGGAAGTCTGTGAGTGCATCCTCAATGACGATGAGGTACTGCATCATAGTAAAACGAATGAACGCAAGCCATTCCTGCTCTACGTTTGCGTAGGTCATAGAAGACCCATCAATGGCAGTGAGCATAAGCGTTGCGGGGATACCGAAGAGACGAGCAACTTCGAGAGTGCTGTAGGACTGGTTCTGAAGGAACTGGAGTTCTTCGGGCTTGAGGTAGACAGGCATATAAGACCAGTTGTTGCCCATAACGGCAACGCCATTCTTAGCACCAGCAGTTGCGTTCCAGGCAGCCTTTGCTGCAGCAACTTGGTCATCGTTCACGAACTGGTCAGTCTTGAGGACTCCAGAAGGAACGCCACCCTTCTCAAACCACTGAGAAGCGTAGTCACGGAGTTCGATAGCACCGTGAAGCGAAGCCCCTGCTGCTTGGATGGGTCCAAGTCCAAGAGGTGAACCAGGAGGCTGGAATAGAGGAATGTGCTTGATACGCTGAGGAAGGTAGTCCTTGCCCAAGTACTGGTACTTTACGATACGACCAGCAGTGTCGGTCTCTATCTGCATATCAAGAGGGTTGAGTGGCGTGAGAGAAACAAGTTTGCCAGTAGAGTCACGGTCAATGAGCCAGTATGCGTTACCC